GGAAGTTGAGGGCTGCAAAGGGGAACTACCCCTACGATCGAGCTCACTTAGACGTGAAAGATACATGCCGGTTTGGCATTCATCTTCTATCCAAGTCCACCTCAGTGTTGGCATAAACAATTCACATTGTTTCGGCCCCTTTGAGGCGAGCTGTGTTCTACTCTCGAGGGAGAAACCTCCCCAGAGAGGCTTGGGAACCAGCTTTGCATACTTGTACCAGATCCGGGTAAACCGATTCTGGCAGTCGTATGCTCCACCGATGACATCCGACTCAGTGCGGATGATCCAAGCTCGATACTGATTCAAAGTGAGAATCAGATCGGAGACGTCCTTGAAGGGGCGCCTCAGGTAGAACGGGGTCACGTCTAGGCCTCGGTGATAGTGTCCCCCGCAGCTTTCGCGGAACGGACCCGAGCAAAACGTCTTAGTGACGTTCGGCTTAAATCCGCACCAACGAAGTACGTCGAGGAACGCACGGGAAACTCCCGCAGGGACGATGATATCGTCCCCGTACACCGAAACTCTACCAAAAGTTCGGCTCAGACGGCATGTTGCCTGGGCGAGTGCCCAGAACACCATACTCTCGAGTTCGAAGGTGAAACCGTTTCCCATTGATGAGAACATCTCATTGGTGTGAGACATCCTACCAATAAAGGTTTTCGGTGACCTCAAATCATCGAGAAGCCGAAACCACTCAAGAGGAAGGAGAGCGCTAACTAGGCCTGTAGTAAGGCTATCGCTAGCAGAACTCAGGTCGATCGTGGAAAGATTTCCATCAATAGACCCAGTGCGTGCAAGTTCCCGATTGATCGTTTGATCATTCAGGTTAATGCGCACACGCTTCAGTAAGCGGTGCCGCAGGAAGTCTCCAACGGCTTTCTGGCAGAAGATGTTCAGATCAGGTTCCTTACAAGCAACCCGATCTATAACAGCTGTCTTCGGTACCGTGAAAAGGACGTTACCCCTAACCAGCCTGGGCGAGTGAAGCTCTGGCTGATAGTAGGACCACCCGGCAACACTGTCCGGAGTCGCCTGTTCGGCGAATGCCGCGAAACAACGCGGCGTGGCGTCCAAGACCCCAATGAACTTCCGTGCAACTGTGTCCACTCCCCTCTTGCGAGAGGAAGTGGCGCCACCCGTGAAGGCTCCCTTTAACAGGAGCCCCTCAGGGACAGTTGAACCGATGACGCCTCTGATGAGGCGCGCAGCAAGACGGAGAATCTCCCATCCGTGGCCGATACCCTTGAAGTAAGGGTCGGTCTCGAACAGGCGACGATTCGTCTTTCGGTTAAGAAGTTCAACACCGAGCCACTTCTCAATGGCTCGGGCCCGTCTGACGTCGGGACTGTCAGTGCCCTTATCAACATACTTCGAAAGAAGTACGTCGTCCAGGTACTGATACGGGAAAACAGCGGCTTCCACATCCGGGTATGGCCAAGAGTGGCCTTCCTTTATTGTGGTCGCCAAAGCTTCCCTCAGTTCGGAGACGAACGCTTGGGTCACCTCCCTTTTGATGCGCAGGTCCAGCTTATGCTTGGGCTTTGGCACAATGGGTACTCCCATTAGAGGTAACCTACCGGCGGAATTGCCGATAGGTGGGTCCTGCAAAAGCAGGAAGAACAGAAGTTACCAGATGCCCTCGCCCTTAACCACGGTATCGTGGATCAGGGGTTTGGTAGTCTGGTACGCCGAGCTGAACATGCCGATGGCATCGTTCTTTTCAGCGATCGTGTGGGTGTCCTCGAACTCCGTGGTGACCGTAATACGGGCCACGCGGGCAACTCGAGGAACCACCACCCCGTTGATCGTCTCGTTGACGATCGTCGGGAAGGTGAACTTTTCCACAGTCTTCTGTTTCCCGTTGACCCGACGAGCAGAAATGCTCATCGATTTCTCCGAGATCGACGCACCGGTGGCATCAGCCACCGCGACGGTGAACACACCATCCCTCGGTTCCCCGACAGGGGTGAGGGTATGGTTCACAGGGGTCGTCTGCCGGTCTGTGAGGACCAGGGATTGGAAAGCGGGCATACGCCAGCTCCTCTTGCTTAGGACTCTTAGGTCCTAGCGACGATCAACGCGAATGCGTTAAACGCCTGGGTTGAAGTTAGGGACTCCTTGAGATGGAGACCCGATGGTGGTGCGTAGTTGTTGTATGCAATCCTTTGGAACTGCATGCAACCGACTTTGCACTTAGGTAGACTACCATGGTCACCAGCGCCAGTCATGACGTTGGTACCAGTCACCGTCCCATCACACGTGAGTGTTTTGGAGACATAACCGGTCTGGTAATCTATGCCCGAGGTCCAAGATCTCGTCCGTAGAAACCTCTCAACTGGAAGGATCCAATCGAGAACGAACGAGTAAGGAGCAACGGCCCAAAGCGTTACCAACGCATCCAGGCTAGTTGCACCTCCAGAGGGGTCAGAAAGACCGAGGGAAGACCAGTACGCCAAGGTGGAATCCATCTTGACGCGAATAGTCATACCGCATTCAGCACGCTGATACGCGGAACCCTCACTGACCCATGAAACTGGACCAGTCACAAAAGCATCGACATCGACGGGTTGGGAAACGCGATTGCGTCTCTTAATCGTCTTGTATCGAGGCCCTTGCGATTCACACAAAGCAGCGAATGTTCCAACAAGCGGCTTGACGCCGTAGTAGAACATCAACCAAGCGCCCGCAGCGTCCTTAGGACGCTTCTTCTTAAGGCGCCTGGCCAGCTCCCTCCACCTACGGTTCTTAACCATGGTGAAGAGCTCGACGATGGTGCGGAGAATACCCCACAACATCGTAACTGTCTGCTTTGTCTGCGCCAGATCCTCCAGGATATTGGCCTGTATGCTGTTCAAAGACATCACACAGTCCTGGATGACTTTATCAGTCATCCACCCGGGGATCGAGACCGAGCTTGACCCATAATCGCTTCCATGCGGATAGCGAGAAAGAGCAAAGCATCGGTACCCAAACGACTTGTCGGCGATGAAGAAGTGGGAAGTAGTATCCACCTCGACTCCGCTGAGGCTCCAAAGGCGTCCTACCTTACGGTAGTAGTTCATTGGAGTGACAAAGTTCCCTTTCACAGGGGACGGTCGATTGGAGTACGCAGTAACCGCCGTCCGAAGACTATTGTAGACGCGCGTTTGAGGTTTCCCTGTGTATGTATACAGGGGACTCTCTTTATAGCGCTGCGTCTCGGACAAGGATTTGAATCCGTAAGCGGTCGTGTGGGCGGGAATCACTGTTCACCTCCCTCAGGGAGGCACGGGTTCTCACCCCGCCATCTGGACCCGAAAAGGGACCAGGTAGGTGCCTTGTGAGCACTAAGACTTACACCCCCAAGGGTGTAAGGGGGGAAGCACATCGGCTGCGACCTAATGGTGGCGCGGATGTCCTTCAGACCACCGATGACCAGAACTGCTGCGAGAGCAACAGCGATGGCCCAGAGGAAGACCAGTACACCAAGTTCAACTTTGTGCATTGGCAGCCTCCTTTGGTCGGTGGACGGACGCATTATGCGTAGGGCTCATGCCCTCCCGG